CACATATCCTAACATATTAATGGACCAGGGAGAGAAGGATATTAAGAATTGTCTAGAGAAGCTAGACGAGATTGAAAAGTATATTATAGACAATAAGAAACAACCGCCACAATCAACTTCGTTGGGGAAGTTTTTGGATAGTTATAAACAACGATATAAGAACAAAAAGGGTACGGTATACACGAACAAAGAATGTAGAGAAAAATTTGAAAGTATTGTTAAAGAATATCCAATCTTAAATGTAACACTTCATGCAAAAGACGAAATAGAAGAGTCGGAAGTATTTGAGATGCCTAAAGCGATATCTAAAACACAATATGATACGTGTACAGGGGTTTTTAAAAATAAAAAACAATGTACTTTTAAAGGTAAATACAATGGGTATTGCAAAATACATCATCCAAATCCAGATACATTATCTGAAACCACAACCATCAAAACACAATCTTCTTTGTCTGTAGAAGCTAGCGGTACATGTCAAATACTTATTAAGAGCGGTGAAAACAAAGGTAAACCATGTGGTAAAGGAGCATCATATGAAACGTCTAAAGGTTTAAGATGTTGCGGTACGCATAAAAAGTCAAAACAACAACCAGATAAGATAGAAGACAATGATTTAAGTGAAAGCAGTTCAATAAATAACGCGAATACTAAAAAATCCACGATATTGACTATTAAACATGATGATAACAATATTAAAGAAACCAAAAATAGTATCTCAATATCAAAAAACAAGAAATCATATCTATCTGAGTGTCATCAAAAGTATAAGACAATGACGTCTAAAAATCTACATTCTTTTTTTAAAGAGGATAAGAATAAGTTTATAGAATACCACAAAACTGTACAAATAAACGAATCTACTTTTGATCCTAAAGATATACCGCGTAACGAAATCAAACATCATCTTATTAACAGAAACCCTTCTATACCAACCAGTGTCATAGATATGGGTTGTGGCTATGGCGATCTTTCTAAAGAAGTAATAGGATACTATACAGATAAAGAATTAAAAAATAACTATACATTCTATAACTATGATCATGTGAGTATTGATCCGCGATATATTAAATGTCAAGATATTTCATCACTTCCACATGATGACGTCTCTGTAGATATTTGTATATTGTGTTTAGCAATGTGGGGTAGTAATTGTGAAGATTACATTAAAGAAGCGTATAGGGTATTGAAAAGGGGTGGTATTTTGTATATATCTGAACCGAATAAAAGATGGATATCTGAAGATGGTGAAAGTAATAAGTTGTTTGATACTATTGTGTGTAATAAATTTAATATAATTAAACAGATTGGATGGAAGTCGAAGTTTATAAGATACACGTGTAAGAAATAGAAAAGATATTAATAGCACAAGTTATATTTGATAATTAAAATTAAGAGTATTCTAAAAAACAAAACATTCTATGTTTGAAACGCATGAAATGGTAGAATTTCCCAACGGTGAATGGTATGATGTTGTCAAAGACAGTTATGTTTATGTAAGGTATGGACCTGACTTGTCTTGGTTTATACCTCTAGATCCGATCAACTGGCTGGCAAATGAAGATGCGATGAGAACAGCTTATACAATTTTTACTTGTATTGACAATCCAATACTCCGCGAAATCATGTGTAGTAAAAGCAACTCACTGTACGTCTACATGAAGTTCATGTGCAATTCATATCCGTATGGTTTTGGGAACGCAATCAAGTCTAGTTGTGATGAAGGATACGACTTAGATGGATGTGAGACATTCTTGGTTCTGGGTGGGAACTATGAGAGGATAACTTTAGAGAATTAAATGAAATTAATAGTGTATGAATTTATATGAGTGATATCATATAAATCATGAAATGTTTTTTACTATTAGACTACAATAGTTTATTTTTCAATCAACTTCTTCAATCAACTTCTTCAATCAACTTCTTCAATTTTGGGACCTTTATGATCTGAATCAGACGCTTCGTTCTCATTTTCATCGGATGAACACTGTGTAAATATATTCTGAATATTTTTTACCTTTTCTTGGTATTCTTCCAACGTAGCATCAGGGTTATCATCAAACCATTCACGTATATCATTCAAAGTATTCTCCTTCTCTGATCTTTTATCTTCTGGCAATTTTTCCAAAGCTTCTCTACATGAATATAATACAGTGTCTAGTTCATTTTTAGCATTAATTTTTTGCATATTTTTTGCATCGTCCTCCTTAAATTTTTCTGCTTCATTTACCATATTGTCTATATCATTCTGTGACAATCTTCCTGAATCGTTTTTAATTTGTATATTCGTTATAGAGCCAGTTGATTTCTCGTGTGCTGTAACAGTGAGAATACCATTAACATCGATATCATAAGTGACTTCAATTTGTCCTTTACCTCGCGGCATTGGAGGAATACCTGTAATAGAAAATTCTCCCAACAAATTATTATCCTTAGTGAATTGTCTTTCACCTTCAAATACTTTAATATTAACTACTGATTGGTTATCAACTGCTGTACCGAAGGTATCAGTTTTCTTGCATGGTATAGTAGTATTTCTTCCAATCAATGTTGTCATGACATTACCATTTGTTTCAATACCCAAAGAAAGCGGTGTTACATCCAAAAGCAGCGTTGACTGATTGAGTTCCTTATCATTACCAGTAAGAATACCAGCCTGTACAGCAGCTCCATACGCAACAGCTTCGTCCGGGTTTACACTTTCACTCAATTTTTTACCGTTAAACATGTTAGATAAGAGGCTTCTTATTTTTGGAATGCGTGTAGATCCTCCGACAAGTATGATCTCATTAATATCTTCCTTTGATGTCATTGAATCCCTAAGTACGTTCCCAACTGGTTCCATAGTTTTTCTAAACATGTGCGCGCACAGTTCTTCAAAACGTGCTCTAGAAATCGTGGTATTAAAATCTATACCATCGTATAGCGAATCAATCTCTATAGTAGCTGTAACAGAAGAAGATAGAGTTCTTTTAGCTCTTTCACATGCAGTTAACAACCTTCTAATAGAACGAGGATTTACAGATAAATCCTTTTTATATTTTCTCTTAAATTCATTTGAAAAATGATTACATAGAATGTTGTCTAGATCACAACCTCCCAAATGACAGTCACCTGCAGTAGCTTTCACTTCAAAAATACCATCTTCGATACACAATATCGATACATCCAGAGTGCCACCTCCGTAATCATATACTAGAACATTGTTTTCATTCTCCTTTTCGTTATTCAACCCATAACACAATGCCGCGGCAGTTGGTTCATTAATAATACGTAAAACATTTAGTCCAGCTATAGTACCAGCATCCTTAGTTGATTGACGTTGCGCATCGTTAAAATATGCTGGACATGTTATAACAGCATCTGTTACTTTTTCTCCTAAATAACTTTCTGCGTTTTCTTTAATCTTCGTCAACACCATCGCCGATATTTCTTCAGCTGCAAATTGTTTTTCTTCGCCTTTATGAGTCACGCTTATCATAGGTTTACCATTGCTGGGGTCTTCTACTACATTAAAAGGCCATGTTTTCATATCATCTTGAATATCTTGGTCTTTAAATTTACGACCAATAAGACGCTTAGCGTCGAAAACAGTATTTGATGGATTAGTAGAGCTTTGGTTTTTAGCAGAATCTCCTATTAATCTCTCTGAATCTGTAAAAGCTACATAAGATGGTGTGGTTCTATTACCTTGATCATTTGAAATAATCTCTACTTTGCCGTCTCTTAAAACGCCAACGCAAGAAAATGTTGTTCCGAGGTCTATCCCTATTGCACTCATTTTTATTTATTAATTAATAATGTATTGTTCTTAAATCTATTCTGATTATCTAAAATACATGTCTATAGAATTAATGTAATGCTGTTGTAAGTTTTACTTTTGTTTATCCACATTCTCAATTGAGATACACATCGTTTATTTGGTATGTCGCATTTCTGGTGGTATGAATATTACCAGAATCGTGACTATGGTAGGAATTATAATTATTGTAATAATCACTGGTATTACTTATCAATATAAAGAGTATTGTACAAGTAATAAGTATCAATATAATGTCAAATCTCAGCAAAGAAAGCATCACTTTCGGAAAGTATAACAGGAAATCCCTGTCTGAAGTATTAAAAGATAGAGATTATTGTAAGTGGTTGAAGAAACAAGAATGGTTTCAAAAAGATTATGAATATCTTTATAATCGTATAGACGATTATAATCCCAGAGAATATTTTATACAAGCAACATCTGGAGATATTACAAATGATAACGATATAAATGAATTTTTAATCACATATCCATACTTTAATCTCCTAGATCCCGCAAATATACAAATAAATCTATCATCAGATGAAATACAGTGTTATATATATTATATACGTATTATCAATGATTTAAAAGTAAAGATAATCTCAAAAATAGACAGTATCAATCCTTACGATATAAAAGCACCGGTTAAATGGTTAAAAGTATTTGAAAACGAAACAAACTTAGATAGAGCTGTTTTTAAGAAATTTCTATATGAATATGATCTAGAAAATATAACTAGTATACTCGAATATATAAAATCAAAAGGTGGCATTGAATACAAAGGAGCACAATCGTTTAAAATAGCCAAAGAGAGATCTGTGAAACAAGAAAAAATATGGGAACAGAGGTTGAAAAGTAAATACGGAGAAGATATAGCAGTTCAGTTTAAATATAAAAATTGTTTCTTTGATTTCATTAGTATACAAAATAAAATCATATATGAATGTAAACTAGGATTAAAAGATTTTAACAAAGAGCAATACAACAAATATCTTACAACATTGGGGGAATACGATATTGTTTATTTGATAGGTAAGGATGTGATAGTTGATATACGGAATAAGATTATCGTAATAAAAAGAGGATTCATGGAATTTCAAAAAGATTTGTATACACTGAACGGAGAATTTATCGACCTTATAGATAACTACGAGATAAAAATCTTGGAATCGCCTGATAAATTAATGAATTATATATGAAGACGATGATAGTCAAAAACCTCTAGATTTCATCTCAACATATACTTAAAGTATTGTGTTATGAAATAAATGTCACGTAGGGAATCATGGTTAGACAGACTTTTCATGGATAATGGGTTTACAAATCAGCATCCATATTGGATAACGCATAAAGATATGTGTATATCAAATACGTCAACTCATTCATTTGATGTAGATACTATTAGATCATCTTATAGTTATATTATATTTGCAGATATACCCCCAACGAATAAAAATAATATTAATATTAAAGTAAAAAACGAAACGGTAACAATAACTATCGATCGAGACGAAGATCACGATGACGTAGACGGGGAATACGTATTGACAGAACGCAGGTATGGTAAATTTTCACGGTCAATAAAGTTAGACGGGGCAGTGAATAGTAATGTTATTGCAGAATATAAGAACGGTGTTCTCAAAGTTGAAATTCCATTTCACGGACATGATAATTTGACTTCTGTTGTGGATATTCGATGAATGTATGTATGATATAAATAAAATATGTTATATTTATTTATATAAATGAGAATTAACAGAATTGGACATTATAAATATACTGATACTTTCTTAGGTATAGGAGCCTTCGGAGAAGTATGGAGAGGTTATGATATAAACAATCCGGATATTCACGTGGCTATAAAACAGATTAGTTTAACACAAGACAACAATGAAATTACTGATAACGAGATTAAAGCGTTACATGAATTATCAAGTTTACCTGATTGTTTTGAGCATATAGCATGTTTATACGATGTCATCATGGAAAATGGAACTATATACTTGATATCCGAATTGGTGGACGGAATGGAACTATCTCAAGTAAAAGAAAATTCACAACTAAAATCTGTACAAGCAGTCCGAAATATTTTTGATCAATGCCTTCTCACGATGCATTATATTCATTCTAAAGATGTGCTGCATCGTGATATAAAACCAGAGAATATAATGATTACAAATAGCGGCGTTGTTAAATTTGTAGATTTTGGGTTATCATGTTCTATACCATCATCCCCTAACAAAATTTTGAAGGGTTGTCAAAATAGGAGTGGTACTAAGACCTATTTAGATCCTGTACTATTAACAACTAACATAAAAAATAATTATTACGAATCAGATGTATACAGTTTAGGTGCTACCATGTATTCGTACATTACTAATACTCCTTTTCCTGGTATCAAAAACACGTCAGATCTGAATATAGACTACGACAACTTTAAAAATGTTATGTTAGAAAATTATTCATCTTATTATCCCCTTAATGAGTATATAGTTGCTATGTTAATACCCGATATAAATAAACGACCTACTATTAACGATATCACAGAATCTATGTCAACTAATTTGCCTATAATAGTATCTCCTAAAGACGTAAAATATTTGCCTGTTGTATATGAAACTCCTTCAACGAATATGTCAACGGAATACATAAAAATTATGGATATGTTTAAAGAATATGTTGTTGATATGGAGGATATGGAAATAGACGATTTGTTTGATGGTGTAGAGGGTATTTGGGAAGAGACTAGAAGTCACTATATAAAGGTTTTTGAGAATGACCCAGATAAAATTATGGAAATAGATAATCTAAAACACGAATTTACTACTTGGTATGACAATAGAGTTTAACACTTTATAATAGATATATTTTAATATCCTTAGGATCAACTTTGAATATTGTTCGTAAAAAACTCGGATAATCCGGTAACTTATCCAAACATATCATTGATGAACTATTAAATTGTCCAGAGTATGTTCCAATAACATACTCTGGTGTATCGTTTGGTCTATTTTTATCGAATATATATTCGATATGAAATAATATTAAATTATATTTAGATATTATTTCATTTACAACTTCATGAATTTGTTCTTTCATAAAGTTACGATCATCTCCTATCAAGTAATTTTCGCATAATAATTCATCGGGTTTGTATATTTTCAGCAATTGTTTATNAAACATTTTAACAAGCATGTTAAAATTATCGACGCTTGTTCCNTACAGAACGTTAACAATCATTTATTATTTCAATAATGTTATTTAAATTTATCATATCAATGTTAGAGATGGTTTATTAAAANATTTAACGTAGNTTCAACATTAAATAGCAAAAATAAGATTATAAACCATACAGAACTCTCAAGAAATTGAAACATGTTTAACTAGTGAAACAAAATCAGCTAAATGTGCATGGTTGTTGACAAATACTGCTAATAAGAGGGAGAGGGAGTATAAATACAATATTTCATATAACTCTCCCTAAACAAATGTATTTTACTTGTTTTAGTATAAATGCCAATTTGTCATGATTTAAATAATTGTAACTGTATCTAAAATGTTGCTTAAATTTTCTTACACAGAAGATGGATCCATAGAAGATTTTAGAGGAGATATTTTATCATCTTCCGACATTGGACCAACAATATCTTTACAATCAATAAAGGCATGTCTAATAGACATTACATCAGATCCTCGTACAAAACTATTGAACAAACATGATATGGTATCAGAAAGATTGAACCTGTTATATTTTTTCTAAAGAAACCTATGTTCATATCAATGGCTAAGGTACAAAATCGTAACCGTGAAAAAGTGGAGGCGTTGCAGATACGTTATAAGGATAATTTAATTATTATAACAGGAGATAAGCATATGTATTTTTAAATATAGAAGAATATGAAGTAGACGATAGCAGTGTATCTGAAGTACCTGTTAATAGTTCTAAATCTATATAATTATAATATTGAAACAATATTATAATATTTTTGTATCTAATTATCAAAATCAGCAAGATCTGCAAGAGCTCTAAGAGAATAATCTTCTGTATCATTCATATCAGCAAGATCTCTAAGAGGATCATATGATTCGTCCATATTTGGATCATCCATATTTAAATTATTGTAGAGAGTGAATATTTCGTCGGGAGAAAGAGATTGAATCGCTGCGATTGGGTCATAATTAAATCTATTGATATCTTCTATAAAATTGCAATCTTTGTCATCTTCGGGACATATTTTATAAATATCTTCTTCTGTTTCGTTGCCGTATCCCCGAAATAGACTACGTTTTTCTCCAGATTTTGTTATTGTCCATAGTTGAATATTAGAATTTCCAAGTGATTCTTTCATTGCTTCTGTTATATATAGACTGTTATGAGGAAGTCTATAATATTTAGTACAATATTGTCTAGAACTATCGTCATCGTATTCGTATAATAGATTACGATCAATAGAATTACCGTCCATATCTTTACAATTCCCCCATTTCCATGAATAATATTGATCTGCCCAACTTTTAAATAATTCAGATTTGCTCATACACACGGAAGACTCTAAATATTTAAATACCACGATATCTTCTTTATCTAACTCATTTAGGGATGTACACAGGATCGGATCTTCATCGTTAGTACAATTTTTTATATCCATTAGTATTATTTAATAATATACCAATATTAATAAAAATGTCAGAAGACGAAAGCAATGCAACCAATAATGTTCAAACCAATATTTATCGACGACGATACAATAACAACTGTAAACGTAAGCAAAGTGATGGTATCCCTAATGGTCATTGTAGACGAATATCCTGATTTAAATGGAACTCAAAAGAAGGAAATAATTCTAGCCGTACTACGAAAATATGTCATCGAACATTTTGAAGAAGAAGAACCCGAATACGTAGAACTTCTAAAAATAATCGAAACAGTTCTTCCAACAACTATTGATTAAAACAAGTAAAAAATGCAGGAATAGAGTTACAGAAGGGAAACTTTGTTATCTTCATAAGAAATCTACAAGGAAGAAATCTCGTAGATAAATGTAAAAATATGAATGAGTATAAGTCAGGAAGATGGACTAGTAAAAAACAAGCTTTGGCGATATCTTATTCTCAAGCTCGTAAGAAAAATGGATGTAGTAACTTTTGGAAAGTAATTGTTTTAAACTGACTAGCAACCTTCACATAACGCCATGTATTATATTATCGTAATAATATAATAATTACACATTAACATACACTATCTATAATTTTATTATAGTTATAAACCAATCTTTCAACTATACCATTATCGTTCACATGAATACATCCAGAACGAAGTTCTATTAATCCCGTATCCCATCCACTCATATTCTTGAGGTCTTTAATAACTGCTTGTGTACCATAATAATGATGATCCAATATTGGATCATGAGTAAATCCGTGTCCAAAACATACACACGGAATATCGTTTATCAACATCCTATGATCCCTTTCCAACACAAAAGAATAAACAGCATTACAAGAAACATTGATAACATTTCCAACATTCTTTGGATATGCCCAACATCCATCATAAAATATCGGATGATAAGAAGTAACCGCCAATCCATTATCCAACAGAACCAGATCTGCTCTCTCATCTTTACAATATGTCTTAACAATACATACAATATAAGACAACCCGTCTTGTGTTTTCACAACATCTCCAGATACAAGTTGATCAATTCTACACTTAGTTCCATTGAACAATTCAGCGACGGACCATCCAGCAAAACACGGATTTGAACTATCGTTATAGTAACTCATACTCTGAACTTCAACACTTTCTTGAGTGCGATTTGATGGTTCAGGAGGATTAATATCGTTAAACAAATTGTCAATACTGTCTTGTAATTCATGAAATAGTGTACCTCCATAATGTTGAACTCCGGGGTCTTTAAAATTATTGCAATATTGTAGCTGGTGGGCGCGAAGAATAGAATGAACGAAATGCTTTCCCCATGTATTGAAATAGTCTTTTGAAAGACTTTGACTAATTTGAATATTTAAATCTTGTATTAAGGATTCAACATATGGTGATGATGATATATTATTCAATTGACAGTCTATATTACGGATATTATTGTAAATGTCATCGTATTGTCTCGATACACAACAACTGATACATGATTTAACACCTTGAATAAAATATTCTCTAGCTAAAGCATTTTTTATCTCGTCTATATCAATATCATTATCTATATCACAAATGGAAGTAACAACTGATCGTCTTTGATTGTTTTGATCATAAGACAATACAATTTCTTCGTTATTATCATACGATTTATCAGTAAACACAATAGATTTTGATTGTCCATATTGAAGAGAACCAAGTTCGTAATTATTATTACCTAATGTCAACGTTACGTTGTCTGTGTATGTCGATAGAATATTGGATAGGGCATTTACAAAAATTGTTCCGACAAACGAAGCGTCTGGTATGTAACAAAACATTCCATTACCAATAATAGACAAATCATACATTAACTCTGTCATCAAATTGTTTGAAAATCCAAACATATGCACAGCGGGACAACGAGAATTAACATCCTTATATTTTTTCAATTCATAATCCTCTCCACGAGACGGTCTGCGATTTGGAATACCATCAGTAAATACAAGGACCGAAGATTCTCGCGAAGTATCATTAGAACGTGTATCAATCATATACAATGCCTTTGAAATTCCTGCATAAAGATTAGTACTACCACCTGTGCAAATGTTACTTATATTTTCTGTTGCCATACTTTGCCCGTATTGATTCATACCAGTGAGTTCCATTGCAATATAAGATTTTTCATCAAAAGTAACAATACCAAGACGATCGTACTGGTTAAGTGAACTAGCAACTGTCATAGCAGCATGTTTAACAACATCAAGAATACTCAATCCGTGATCTTCACCATGACCTACAGAAGTTTTGATTAGGGCATCTACACACATACTTCCAGAGATATCAATCACACATACAATATCTCTGGGAACACGACGAGACAAGTCAGGACTTCGTACAAATATTACAGCACTATTATTATATGCGCCAATAGATAAAGACGGAGTTGTATTGTTTTCATTGACTTGGTTATCGTGTTCTCTGGAAATGTTATCTTCAATAATTTGACGAAGTGCGTAATTGGGTACTATATCTTGTAAACAGATATATTTATTAGGATTCATTGGAGAAGTATTGCGTCTCGATAACCATGTTTCAATTGCTATTCTTTCGTATGTATGTCCGTCTGGACATATCACAGGATCTTTAATTGGGCCTTGGGTGATAGGACAAATAGGTATCTGAATTGTTGTCATTATATGTATGTACTAACACGCATATAATGACTAAAAATCATTTTAAAATTAAAACCACCATGTATACAACATTATAATAGCTTCAACCATATTACGATTAGTTTTAAGATAAACTTTTATAGCAGTTTGTACAGAACATTCAGTTTGTTCTATAATCATTAGGATATCTTCTATGGTTTCATCGTCTATCATATTCTCTACATCTCGATTATGAAATTTACGAATAATCTTAAAGACATCATTTGGGAGTATTTTGATAGAGGATTTTTCTCCCAAGCGGTGATGTTTACCCATACAGAATGCTTTCCATCTTTTATTGTCTTCCGATATAAGTATATCTATAATAAATTGTTTGTCTTTTTCTTTCGCGTACATATGATCTAAGAAATTAACATGCATATCGTTTTCCACCTCTATATCAGTATCAAATATATTCTCTTCGTTTATATATCGATTATCGCGCATTTATTAAAATATGTTTGTAATTAAGTTATTAACATATTTATTATATACCCTTCTAATAAATATGGAATTAAAATTAAAAACTCAACACATAATATTAGGAATTGTTATTGGTTTGGTATTCATTCTAATCATAGGTATTATTCTAAATTTTACTGTATTCAAAGGAAAAGGAAATAATAGTGGAGGAGATAGTGGAGGAGATAATACATCTGAATGCAGTGATCCCGGAACACTGTGTGGAGATGGTCGTGTGTGTAACAATGATAAAATATGCACACAGTGTAATGATAACGATGATTGTAATAAAACAGGATATACATGCGAAAATGGATATTGTGTAGGACAAAGGAGTCAGGTAATAGAGGATCACAAGTTAACTTGTACACCTCTTATTGACTCAAAGAAAAGTACGGTTGATATATGTTTTATCGATAAATATAAAACTATACCTGTAAATTCTTCTACCGGGGTTATATCCGGAATGAAATGTTATTCTCCCACTGTACTTAATTATTCTCAAACTACTGGATCTAAGTCAGACGATATTGTGGTTAGCAACATTTCTGGTAGTATCAGTCAAGACGGAAAAACTTTTTATCGGTCAAATGACACAAGTGTAATTTGGATGAATCAATCTGCTCAATCTACAATTGGGTCGGGGGTTAAACCACAGTGCGTGCTTCTTGACAGTATAACATTTCTTTGTAACAAAGAAACCCATTTCTATCAATCTCCTACTAGTTCCCCAGTCATATCTCCTACTAGTTCCCCAGTCATATCTCCTATCATCCAATCAGCTATCTCTTTATCAGCTAGTAATAATGGTTTTGTTGTGTCTTTATGGAATTATATAAATGATACTCTCTCTACCATAAAGACTCAAGCATTAACTAGCATCGACAGTGGAAAATCATTTAAGGTGTTTTACACCTCCAAGAGTGTAGTAAAAGATTCCATAGTTTATGATAGAATATGTGTCTCTCCTAGAGATGGACAGTATAAAATGGTTACATCGTCATCGCAACAACCTGACACCGCAAAATTAATAACTTATAACCCTAATAATACAATTGAAGTATTGGTTGATTCGGCAAACAAACCTATCAAAGATGTGTTTAATTGTTGTATGTCATATGATGGTAAATATCAGATAGCAGATACTGCCGGAGGTATCTACGTGTCAAGTGATAATGGCTCTAATTTTACATTTGTAAAATTTCCTGATACGAGTGATACCACGCTATGTCCAACTAAAGACAGTAAAAACACTTGGATTGATATTCATAGAAAAGATAGTACTTCCACAACATCCACATGTCCGGAAGGAACAGTAATGACTGGATTATGTGGAGGAGGTATGGATCCAAACTGTAAAAGTGTCAGCGGTGCTAACGCTCAGGGACAAATAAGATGCTCTGACGTCGCTGGTTATAACAAAGATTCAGCACAATACTATAACAGTAATGTTAATTATAGCAATGTGGATGATTCTACATCTTCTGTAAAGTGTGCACCAAACAGTTTAGCAGTGGCGGCATGCATGAGCGGGAAAGATAAAAATTGTTCTAAACATAACAGTAGTGATAAGACTAGATCTACAATACAATGCTCGGGTAATTATGATTTAAGTCCACTTCCTACACTTCCTACACTTCCTACACTTCCTACACTTCCTACACTTCCTACACTTCCTACACTTCCTA